CATGGTGATCTGCATGTGGGGCCTTTCAGCCTCGGTAACTGGTGGATGCCGTGCTTGGTTGGCTCATCAGTGACCGGGTACCACCCGGCCAGACGCCCGAGGGCGTTTCGCCTTGCTACTCGTAGTGGGATGCCGCGACCTTGTCGGCCAGCTCCAGGACCCTTCTCCGCTCGACGTACTCCAGCTCGGCCAGCAACTCGGCCAGCTCCTCGACGCTGTACTCCGGGGTGATGCTGTATCCGTCCATGTCGTGCTCCTCTTGGGTTGGCTCATCAGTGACCGGGAACCACCCGGCCAGACACCCTCACGGGTGTTTCGCCTTCACCGCGCCCCCACCTCCCGACTCCGGTAGCGGGCCCAGTCGTGCTGCTCGCCTTCCAGGAGCCAGGGCAGCGGGTCTCGCCCCAGATCCTCACGGGGGCTGAACACCACCCGCGTCCCTTCCGCGGGCCGCACCTTGCACTCGATGACCGCTCCCCCGGCTGCCGCCCGAAGCAGTTCCTGGATCTTGCTCACTCGCTCTCCCCTTTCGATGTTGTGACAGTATCACACTGGCGCAGGTTGCACACTCACAGCGCCATGAAGACCACGTCCGGCTCACCCGCCGTCCAGTTCGCGACCCGCTCCGTCTCGACGAACCCGAACTGCTTGTAGTAGGCGGGCAGGAACCCGTCGAAGCAGTCCAGCTTGCTCGCACCCTTGTGCGTCACCGCGTCCCAGACCAGGTCTTCACCGCGACCCTTGACCGTCGAGAACAGACCGATCAGCGTGCCGTCGCTGGCCACTCCGAACCCGGACTGGAAGTCGTTGGTCAGGTAGTACCTCGCACCGCGAGGCATCTCCTTGGGCTCACTGGTCGCATCGGCGATGCGCTGGTTGCCCGTCCTCGCCCAGTCAAGGGCGGCGGTGTACTCGTGCCATGAAGCAGGGTGCACGTATGTCGTCACAGTGACTCCTTGGAATTGAGCAGGCTGGCTCATCAGCGGTCGGCTACCAGCCGGCCGGACCCCCGAAGGGGTTTCGCCTTCAGCTCGTCCTTCTCACCGGCCACCGAACCGGGCAGCCAGGGCACGAAGGTCGTTGCGGAGCAGGCCCTTCAGGACGCTCTCCTGGGGCGTCTGGCGAGCGAGCTGGTTCAGGTTCACGGACTCACCCTTGCGGAGCTGGATGCTCATGATGTCTCCCTCGATTCGAGCAGGCTGGCTCATCAGCGACCAGGAACCACCTGGCCGGACCCCTTTCGGGGTTTCGCCTTGTTGATGTCGCTACACTCTCACACTTGTCACACTTGCACAAGTGGCAGAACGGTGACCCTGGTCGCTTCGTACGTCAGGGTGGAGATGGACTGGTGGGCCCGGTAGGGCTCCCATGCCGCATCGGCGAGCAGGTACTGGTCCTCGCACCCGAGGACTGTCAGCCACTCTTCGGCGTGGTCACCCTCGAAGGGCCAGACGTCCGAGACCGGGTCGCCCAGGCCGGACCCGTCGAACGCGCTGATCAGGTAGCCGTACTCCTTGCGCCAGCTCTTACGGCCGAGCTCGACCAGGTACTGCGGGTATCCGAAGTTCTTGGCGCAGTAGGCGCAGAGGTAAGCGGTGCGACCACCGGCGGTGGCGTAGGAGTGGGTGGCGATCTCGCCGTCCGAGCAGTAGTGCATCATGCGCTCCGTTCGTTCTGTTGTTACAGTATCACACCTTGCGGTGTCGGTCAACCTCCCGTTCGGGAGGGACCTTGCGCCCCCTTGGCGTTCGCTGCACGGGCCCCGCTCCCGTACTGGCGAGCGGTCCCGAGGGGGCTTTGTGGGAGCCCGTACCGGCACTCCCCCGGTCCCTTGCGGGACCGGTACTGCCTGCCCTCCCCGCTTGCTTCCTTCCGGACTGTGTCCCGCGCCGTTCGGCGCGTTCCGTTTCCGGACTGTCCGGGGAGGACAGTTGGGCCCTGGATCCCACCTACCTACCATCCGACACCCCGGAATCGTGTGGCATCCCACAACTCCGGGCCTGCGCCTCAGATGGCCTGACAGGCGGGGCACTGTACCCCAACGTTCGCTGGAGGAGCGGAGTCACTCGGCGATCGGACTGCGTCGGATACCCGACCCTCACGCTCTGCTCATCCACGCTCTCAGTCACCGTCTACACCGCGAGCGGTGCGTCGTACCAAGTTCGTGTCTTGCTGTGTTGCTGAAGCGACAGTATCACACTCGCTTCGGGTTGTGCAAGTTGTGCTGTGCTCGGCATGCGCTGTGCAGGTGAGCCGCTGTTCGCCACTCGGTAACCGTTCCCCGGACCATCGACATCCCGGTTCACCCACCCGCTGTGCTGCCTTGCTGAGCTCGACCTTACAGGCTTTCGCTCGGTTGTGCAAGTGTCGCTGTCTGGCCCGTCCCGCTTGCCTTGCGGCTTGCGGTGCGTCCCGTTGTGGCGACGAGCCAAAGACTGCACCACTTGCACAGCTTGTGTCAAGCCTTGCAGGTCAGAGCACGTTTCCCGTGGCTCTGAGAGCCGTTCTCAAGGGCTTTCCGGGGCGCGCTGGCCCGTTCCCGCATGCCCTGGGAGATGAGCCGCGAGCGGGCAGCGCAGCGGGGCGCGCGAGGGTAGCACGGGCCCGGATGGGGTGGGGGGTGACCCCCGGTGGGTGGGAGCGGCGACCGCCACGTCTTACCGGCCAAGATCGCGCCACGGTTTCAGGGTCGATCAGAGCGCAGGCCGAGAGTGCCGGCCAGGGCCTGGCGGACGTGGCCAGCGGACAGAACCACACCAGGGTTGGCATCGGCGAAGAGACGCAGCATCCCGAGCGGGGAGTCCGCGGGCGGAGGCGTCTCGGCCAGCTCGGTGCCGGAGATCTGGAGGGCGAAGCGGAGGTCAGTGTCGTTGTCCATGGCTGCAACAGTAAGCCGTAGGACTGACAGCCGGCACTGGATTACCGGGGCGCGACAGCGCCCCCAGGGCGTAGGTGGCTCTACTCTGTGGCGCCCGGCAGGGCGCCCTTGCCGCTTCGCCCCTGGCTGCTACCTCGCCGTCGCCTCACTTCCTGGTGGCCGCCGCCAGGCGGCCCAGCCTCGAAGCCTCACTGTGTAAGTGTGACCACGGTCACAGGAAGAAGTGCTTCCAAATACCAAGATCAACTGCCACCAGTAAGTGTAAGGGTAAGTACGAAGAGACGAAGTAGCAGGCTGGAGGCCCTGTCGGGCCTCGCTTACCGAAGCTACTTACTCCTTACTCCTTGCGGAGACTCCCTCGGGTTGACAGCTCATGGCAGCTACCTCTTCAGGTAGGACGTCACCGAGGGCTCAACGTTCCATGTCGGAGGTGATCACGTTGCCGAACTGGGAAGGGTCGGACAGGCGCTCGCGCCTTCCGGCTGACTGGTCCAAGATTCGGCTCCGGGTTCTGCGCCGAGACGCAGGTCGGTGTACCGCGCTGAATGAAGCGGGTGCACGCTGCGACGAGGTCGCGACCGACGTGGACCACATCAAGCCGGGCGACGACCACAGCATGGGGAACCTACGCTCCCTGTGCACGTGGCATCACCGGAAGAAGAGTGGAGCTGAGGGTGCTGCGGCGCAACGCGCCAAGCGGCGTGCGATCGAGAAGAAGTTCCGACGCACCGAGCAGCACCCCGGCCTCCTGTAAGACCGCGCTCCGGGTTCCTCCCAACCTGTCGAGCGTGTGCGCCCCCGAGCCCTCCTCTCCTCGGGTGAGGCGCCGGCCCCTGGCTCACCACCGGGGGCCCGAGACTTCTGCATCCACCACCAGGAGGTGATCGGTGACCGGATTCGAGATCGCGTGGGCCGCATGGGCTGGCGCCTTCATCGTGATCGAGGGCATCGCCCTCAAGCGCAAGCAGCCCGGAGACACCCTCTCCGAGCAGGTCTGGCGGATCTTCGGTACGGCCCGCAACGGCAATTACCCGAAAGGCCAGCCGACCGGCTTGCTCCGGCTTCGCCGCTTCACCCTCCTGGCGTTCCTCGCCTGGCTCGTCGTCCACTTCATGACGGGCGGCCTGGTGTGAACGTCCTGTACTTCACGTCTTCGCACTGTCGACCCTGTCGCTCGTTCGGTCCGCTCCTGAAGAGCGAGCTGGCCGAGCTCGGGGTCGAGGCGGAGACGGTTCTCGTAGACACTTTCGCCGGCCTCGCAAAGGCCGACTCCTACGACGTGTCGAGTACTCCGACCGTCGTGATCGAGCGGGATGGCAAGGAGATCAGCCGATTCACTGGGGCCCTCCTTGGCGATTCACTCAAGGACGCACTGAGCGTTCTTCTCTGAAAGGAGGTGACCGGTGGGCGCACGAGGCCCCGTCCCGAATCGCGAATCAGACCTCGCGCGCCCCCGGTCGCGAAAAGGCTCTGAGGAGCAAGAGACCAAGAAGGGCCAGATGCGGAAGGTCACGGTCCCTCGACCTGACCCCGACTGGCACCCCATCGCCACGAAGCTCTACAACTCGCTGAAGACGTCCGGCCAAGCCGACTTCTACCAGAACAGCGACTGGGCTCTGGCGTTCGCCCTGTGCGATGACCTGTCCCACTACAAGAAGTCGGGCAAGCGTTCCGCGCAGATGGCACAGACCTTGTACTCCGCCTTCGGAAACCTCCTGGTGACCGAGGGCGATCGGCGCCGTGTGCGCATCGAACTGCAAGAGCCCGAGGAAGAGACCACGCCGGCCTCTGTCCTCGCCATCGCGGACTACCGACAGGAGCTCGGGCTCTCCGACTGAGGAGGTAAGCCTTGGCTCCGAAGCAGGCTGAACTCACAGCCGAAGAGATCGAACAGCTCCCCCCTACGTTCCTCGGCCCGACCTGGCAGAAGGACAGCCTGGGCGCATGGGTTCTGCCCAAGCGCACCCTGGGCTGGCAGATCGCCGGGTGGGCCGCGGAGTACCTGCAAGCGGAGAACGGCGGCCCCTGGAAGTTCACCAGGGAGCAGCTCCGGTTCGTTCTGCACTGGTACGCCGTGGACGACAAGGGCCGGTTCATCAACCGCAAGGGCGTACTCCAGCGCATGAAGGGCTGGGGCAAGGACCCGCTCCTTGCGGTCCTGTGTCTCGTCGAGCTCGTTGGGCCGTCGCGCTTCTCCCACTGGGACGAGGCCGGCGAGCCGGTGGGCGTTCCTCACCCGCGGGCGTGGGTGCAGGTTACGGCCGTCAACCAGTCGCAGACGACGAACACGATGGCCCTGATCCCGTCGCTCATGACGGACCACTTCAAGGCGAAGTACAACGTCAAGGACGGCGCGGTCCTCATCCGCGCCAACGGCGGCAAGGCTCGTCTTGAAGCAGTGACTTCCTCGTACCGTGCGCTCGAAGGTAAGCGAACGACCTTCACCCTGCTCAACGAGACCCATCACTGGGTGAGCGGGAACAACGGCCACAAGATGTACGAGACGATCGACGGTAACGCGACCAAGCAGGACAGCCGTTACCTGGCGATCACCAACGCTTACCTGCCCGGCGAAGACTCTGTCGCCGAGCGGATGCGCGAGTCGTTCAACAAGATCCTCGAAGGCCGCATGGCCGACATCGGGTTCATGTACGACTCGATCGAGGCTCACGCCAAGACCCCGCTGACGGCGCTTGCGCTGCGCATCGTCATCCCGAAGATCCGGGGTGACGCGGTCTGGCTGAACGTCGACTCGATCATCCAGTCCGTAATGGACGCGACGATCGCTCCGTCCCGCTCTCGCCGTATGTGGCTCAACCAAATCGTGGCCGAAGAGGACGCGATTTACGGGCCGGCCGAGTGGGATCCCCTGATCGACGAGGCCAAGGTGCTGAAGCCTGGCGACGAGATCGTCCTCGGGTTCGACGGTGGCAAGAGCTCGGACGCAACAGCGCTGATCGCGCTGCGCGTTCGGGACATGTGCGCCTTCGTGCTCGGTGTCTGGGAGAAGCCGGACGGACCGAAGGGCGAGGACTGGACAGTCCCTCGCTCGGACGTCGACTCCGAGGTGCATGAGGCGTTCCGCCTCTTCGACGTGAAGGCGTTCTTCGCCGACGTCGCGCTGTGGGAGTCGTACATCGCCGACTGGTCCGAGACGTACGGAGCCGGCCTTTCGGTGTCCTCGCCTTCCGGTAAGGACGCGATCGGCTGGGACATGCGTGGTTCGCAGAAGACGGTGACGCTGGCGCACGAGCGCCTGATGCGTTCCATCTTCGACGCCAAGCTGGCCCATGACGGTGACCTGACTCTCCGCCGCCACGTGCTCAACGCTCGGCGCCGGACGAACAACTACGGCATCTCCTTCGGCAAGGAGAGCAAGGACAGTCCCCGCAAGATCGACGCCTACGCCGCTTTGATGCTGGCGCACGAGGCGCTGTACGAGCTGCGCACGCGCGGCAAGAAGGTCCGCAAGCGTACGGGCCGTGGCTACTTCATCTGACCCTGTGCAAGTGTGACCAGAAAGGTGGTGAGGCATGGCTGACACCAGCCCAGCATCGCTGGCGAAAGAACTCCTCGCCATCCTCGATCGTGACGAGCACCGGCTGGAGCGGATCGACCGCTACATCCACGGCAAGCACGACGACCCGTACATGCCGCCCCAGGCGGACGACGAGTACAAGCTGCTCGCGAAGCGGGCGGTGTCCAACTGGATGCCACTCCTGATCGGGACGCCGGCCCAGGCCCTGTACGTGGACGGCTTCCGGCCGGGCACCACGGCCTCGGGCCTCCCGCAGGCTTCGTCCTCGACGACCCCCCAGTGGGAGCACTGGCAGCGTTCACGCATGGATGCCCGCCAGGCCGCGGTCTACCGTGGGGCGCTCGGCTTCGGTCACTCCTTCGTACTGACGGAGAAGACCAAGCGGGGCGTGATGTCGAAGGGCCTGTCCGCCAAGCGGACGGCCGCCCTGTTCGAGGACCCCGCGAACGACGAGACGCCGTACGCCGCGATGACGGTGACCTCCTGGCCCAAGGGTGACGCCCTCGGCAAGGCCCGCCTCTTCGACGGCAAGCGCGAGTATGCGGTCACCTTCAAGGCGAAGGGCGACGCTGACTCGATCCGCGTCGGAGGCGGCAAGCTGCACGGCGCTACCGAGTGCCCGGTCACCCGCTTCGCTGCGTCCGTCGACCTCGAAGGCCGCACGGTCGGCGTGGTCGAGCCGATGATCGCGCTCCAGAACCGCATCAACCAGACCATCTTCGACCTGCTCGTCTCGCAGACGTACACCTCGCACGAGGTGCGGTACGCAACCGGCATGGCGCCGCCTCTCCAGATGGAGATGCTGGACGAGAACGGCCAGGTCACCACCGATCCCGCGCTGGCTGTAGACAGCCGGCCAAAGCTCGACGCTGCGGGTAACCCGATCCCGGCCGCGATCAACCACAACGCCCGGCGCTTCCTCTTCGCAGAGGACCCCGACGTCAAATTCGGTTCGCTGCCCGCGGGTCCGATCGGCTCGCTGATCGACTCGGTGGACATGAGCATCCGGCACCTCGCCGCGATCTCGCAGACTCCGCCGCACCACCTGCTCGGCCAGATCGCCAACCTGTCCGCCGAAGCCCTACTTGCCGCGGAGACCGCACTGAGCCGGAAGATCGCAGAGTTCCAGTCCATCTTCGGAGAAGCCTGGGAGCGCGTCTTCCGCGTGGCGGCCGAGCTCGAAGGCAACACGGCTGCGACGGACGACTTCTCCGGCGAGGTCCAGTGGCGCGACATGGAGTCCCGCTCGCTGGCTCAGGCTGCTGACGCTCTCGGCAAGCTCGCCGACCAGCTCGGCATCCCGAAGCGTGGCCTGTGGAAGCGGGTGCCCGGCGTAACCCAGACCGAGTACGAGGACTGGGAGCAGATGGCCGAGGACGACGACTCCGTCGGCCAGCTCGCTTCAGCCCTCACCCGAGCGACGCCCGACACGGGCATCACCGCCTCGCCCGACAGTGAGGTGGTCGCCGCGTGACAAGCCCAGCCCGACAGGCTGAGGCTGATCGCGCTGCCATCGCGTTCCAGACGGCACTGACCCAGATCGGGGCAGGCACCGTCAAGGAGGCGCTTGCGTTGTGGGAGGACGTCCCGGCCACAAGCCGGGCGTCCACCACCGCCTCTTGGTTGAGGCGGGCCATCACGCTGGTGATGGGGCGTAGGCGCCAGAGCCGCGACCTTGCCCGTGCTTACTACCGCCTGGCTCGCGCCTTGCGGACCGGTAGCACGGTCGCAGATCCGTACCACCCCGAGCCGACGTACATCACCATCGACGTACTTCGGCGCGAGTTCGCCGAGCTGACCGGAAGCACTGAGAGCCCCCAGGAGGGGCGCGCAAGTGACACACCGGCCAGCACCTCGGACTCCTCCTCGTCGGCCGCGACCGGCCAAGCTGGGGAAGCTGACGAGGGGGCCACGGTCGATCCCGACCAGGCTCGCGAAGACGACCTCGACCGCATCCTGGTCGAGGAGATCGCGAGCCTTCGGGATGCCGAGGAACGGATCGAGCGGGAGGCGGAGCAGGAGCTCCGCACCGTGCTGGAAGCCCTTGGGTCCAACAACCTCCAGAAGAAGGTCGACGCGATCGACGGCGCCAGGAGCGCTGACGATGTCGACAAGCTGCGCGAGGAAGCCCGCAGGGAGGCCGGCGCCCGCCAGGCCGCAGCCGCTGAGCGTGTCGCCATGAACGGTGGACGCTCGACGGTCTGGAACCACATGCAGCGTGACAAGCGAGCCATCGGCTACATCAGACTCTCGCGCACCGGAACCCCTTGCGGGTGGTGCGCGATGCTCATCTCTCGCGGTCCTGTCTACCGCTCGCAGAGCTCGGCTGAGTTCGCGGACGGCGACAAGTATCACGACAACTGCCACTGCTACGCGGAGCCTGTGTTCACGCGTGAGCAGTACAACGGCTCGGCTACGTACGAGCTGAATCGCCGGTACGAGGAGCTGTGGCCCAAGGTCACGCGCGGCCTCTCCGGCAAGGCGGCTGTGTCCGCCTGGCGCCGGTTCATCCGGCAAGAACAGCAGGCCGCAGCCCAGGAGGCTCGGCGATCCACATCGAGCGTCCAGGAGGCGTGACAGTGCCCGAGCAGGAAACCCCCAGCACCGAAGAGACCACCACGGAAGAGACCGTCGAGACGCCCCCGGAGGGCGAGACCCCCAAGGGCGACGAGACCCCCTCGACCGAGGAGAAGCCCACCGAGGAGAGCGTTCCGTCCGACGTGCTTCGCAAGAAGCTGACCGACGCCAACGCCGAGGCGGCCAACTACCGCACCAAGCTCCGCGAGACGGAGGCCAAGCTCAGCTCGGCCAAGACCGTCGAGGAGTTCGAGGCGGCGACCGCCGAGCTCAAGGGCCAGATCGAAACGCTGGAGCGGAGCATCCTGCTCAACAACGTGGCTGCGAAGTACGAGCTCCCGCCCGTCCTCGCCAAGCGCCTTACCGGCGCCACCGAGGAGGAGCTGGAGGCCGACGCGAAGGAGCTCCAGAAGCTCGTCGCACCCGCGCAGCCCCAGTCCCTGTCCGGGGGTCTTGACCCCGAAGAGGACGCGGACGAGTTCGACCCGGTCAAGGCGGCCCAGGCCGCTCGCCGTAGCCGTCGCTACTGACCACCCCTTCTGGCAAGTGTGCAAGTTGCGCACGCCGATCCTCCCCTACCGAACGGAGTAAGTAACCCGTGGCTGAACACATCGTCGTCAAGCCCGAGAAGATCGCCGCAACCGCGGCGGTCGCTCTGGAGCAGGCCCTCGTCGTCCCCGCGCTCTTCCAGCGCGAGGGCATCGACCAGTTCAAGGGCGCCAAGAACGACACCATCAACGTCAAGGTCGAGGGCGTCCTGCCCTTCCGGTCGTACGGCTTCCGCAACGCGCGGTCCGCTCCGATCACCTTCGACGAGTACAGCGAGAAGACGGTCGCCGTCACCTTCGGTGGCGACATCTACTCGGCCGTCAAGCTGACCGACGAGCAGCGCGACTTCGACCTCGCGGGCTGGGCCAAGCTCATGGCCAAGCAGACCGAGGCGATCGGTCGCGGCCTGGAGCGCCAGGCTGTCGACGCCCTGGTCGACGAGAACTACTCCGTCACCCTGGCCGGCGCCCTGTCCGGCCGTGACCTGCGGGCCACCCTGATCCGCGCCCGTGACGTGCTGAACAAGTTCCGCGTCCCGCTGGAGGGCCGTGTCCTCCTCGTCGGTTCCGGCTGGGAGCTCGCGCTCCTGACGGACGACAAGCTCAACCTCGCCGGTAACGTCGGCGAGCAGGAGGCGGTCTCCGCCCTGCGTGAGGCTTCGATCGGTCGGCGCTTCGGCTTCGACATCATCGTCTCGCAGGAGGTTCCCTCCGACGCCGCGTTCGCGATGCACCGCTCCGCGTTCATCTTCGCGACCGGCGCCCCGTCCGTCCCGTCCTCGGTGACCGGTGGCTCTGCCGCTCACAACGGTGTGGCCCTGCGCTGGATCCAGGACTACGACGCGAACTACCTGACCGACCGCTCGGTGGTCAACACCTACAAGGGCTTCCGCTCCGTCAAGGACGAGCTCCTGGGTGTCGACTCCGGCACGAACCAGGCGTTCGTCTCGCAGTACGAGCACTTCGTCCGCGCGATCAAGCTGGACCTGGACGCGACCGCTGACGTGCTGCCCGACCCGGACGGCCCCGACGCCGCGCAGGTCGAGCTCGCTGCGATCACCGGTGTCGCCGGTACCGCTGACGGCGCTGGCGTCTGATCCATCGGCTGAGTGGGGCGGGGTGTGCAAGTTGCGCATCCCGCCCCTCCCCGTGAGTGAAGGAGAACCATCTTGGCGAACTTCGCCACACTCGATGAGCTGAAGGCTCGCCTCGACTGGACGCTCGACGCTGACGAGGAGCGCATCGCGACCTCAGCCCTGGAGGACGCCTCCGACCTCGCGGTCTACTACGTAGGCCGTGACTGGCCGGACGCAGCCTCCGCCCCTCGCCTCGTACGGACCCTGGTCCTGAAGGCGTGCAAGCGGTTCATGGACAACCCCCAGGGCTACACCCAGTCCCGAGCGGGAGACGAGACCCTGGGCTGGAACGACAGCCAGGGCGAGAACGCAGGCACGGTCTACTTCACCGCTGACGAGCAGAAGCTCCTCGCGGAGATCGGCGGCAAGCGGCCCGGCCTCGTGTCGGTCGGCGTGAGCGCCTGGGGCTCCGACATCCGGCGCTACCGGCACCGTGCCAGCTACGTCCCCACCGACCAGTCCCCCTTCCCGCTGTACCGGGATGAGGAGGAACCCTGGTGAGCTCGATGCAGCGTAGGCGGGGAGTTCCGGCGACGATCTGGAAGAGCCGCTACCACACCGACAACCGCGGCAACGAGATCCTCGTCGCCGACGCGGACGGCCCACACCAGGTCCGGTGCGCGCTGATCCCGCAGCGTTCGGCCCGAGCAGAGGTTCCCGGTCAGCAGCAGATCAACATCACCCGCATGATCGTGGACGCCAACCTCGAAGGGGTTGAGCTCTGGTCGCGGGTCGAGATGCTGGGCAAGGTCTGGGACATCGTGACCCCGCCGGCCTACCACCACGGCGAGCGCAGGACTCGGCACTGGTCGATCGACGTGCGCGAGAGGCCGAGCTGATGGCCTACATCTACAAGGGCCTCAACGGCAAGACCATGGGCGAGATCATCGCCTCCATCCCCGAGGTGCAGGCGGAAGTCGACCAGCGCGCGTTCGAGATCGGGGTCAGGGCTGAAGAGCTCCTGATCCAGCACAAGGTCGAGGGCGTCGCCCAGATCGAGATCGCCAAGGGTGACATCGACGCCTACGTCGTTCTCGCCGACGCCAACGGAACCAACGCCAAGACCAACTCGAACTCGGCCCTGTCGATCGAGTTCGGCCGCAACGCCTACGACGTGGAAGTGGTCGACGGCCAAGGAAAGGTCATCGACGAGTACACGGTCGGCGCGATGCAGGGCCTGCACATCCTCGAAGAGGCTTCGCACCTCCCGAAGAAGCAAGGTCCGAAGGCCAGCCCCAAGAAGCGCAAGGTCAAGATCAAGGCGCGCAAGAAGCGCGGAGGAGGTAGAGGCTGATGGCCGGTCTCCCTCCGGAGATCAAGGCGCTCGCCGAGCTCTCCCCGGTCGAAGACCTGATGCTCGCGATCCTGCGCGACGGACTGCCTGGCATCCAGGTCAAGTCCCTGATCGCCAAGGATCAGACGTTCCCCCTCGTACTCGTTCGCCGTGACCCGTCCTTCGGGAACTGGCAGGGCGACACCCGATTCCTCGACGCAGCCCGCGTCGCGGTGCACGTCTTCTGTCAAGACCCCGATGGCGACGAAGACGCCGCGATCCTCTCCGAGGCCGTGCGCGTGGTCATCCGCGACGCCTGGCTCTCACAGAAGGTCGTGCCCTCGCGCGGCCACATCACTCGGGTCGACCTCGCGTCTGCTCCTCGTCGGGTTACCGACTGGGCGACGTCGACCGGCCCGGTCCAGTACGCGGACCTTCCCACTGGTGTCTGGCGCTACGAAGCGACCTACGACATCGAGATCCGCAAGCCGCGCAACCGCCCGTACCCCATCCCGTAAGGAGAACACTTCGTGGCACTGAACGACAACGCCACCCTCGTCATCGGCTCCGGCAACTACCTGACGGCGCCGGTCGGAACCGACCTCCCCGAAGACCTGCTCGTCCCGACCTCTCCCTGGTCGATCGTCGGTCACACCTCGCTGGAGGACATCTTCTCGATCGCCTCCGAGGGCGGCGAGGCCACGGTCATCGGCACGCTCCAGAACAAGAGCCTGCGCACCAAGTACTCGGCCCGTACCGAGACGATGACCTTCACCCTCCAGCAGTTCGACGTCCCCGGCCTGAAGCTGTACTACGGCTCCAACGCCCCGGTCCTGCCGAACGGCACTGTCGGTGTTCCGACCGAGCCGACCCCCACGGTCTCCGCGTTCCTCGCGGTGTTCGTGGACGGCGAGAACCACTTCGCGTTCTACGCCCCCAAGGCCGAGATCTACCGCGCTGACGACGTGTCCTTCGGTGACACCGAGTCGCTGGCCGGCCTGCCGATCGGCGTGAAGCCGATGGCCTTCGGCTCGAACACCTACACCTACGCGATCACGCCGCTTGGTGCAAGTGTCGCAACCGGTGCGACCGCTGGTACGCCTGGCTCCTTCACCCCGGAGGGCTCGACCGTTCCGGCCAACCTGGCTGCGCTGGCTTCCGTCATCGCTACGCCGACCTCGGCCTGGACCACGGGCCAGAACGTCGTCCTCGGCGACGCCTCCGCGGCGAGCTGGGATGGCGACTCCTGGGTCTCCGGCCCGGCTGCCTGATCAGGGCTCATCTGATCTCCCCCGGTGTGCAAGTGGTGCGGACCTCCTCGCACACCGGGGGCCCTTCGGGGCTCTTCTCACGACGGTCCGCGCTCTCCTCTCCCCTACTTCTTGGAGGTCCGCAACCCCATGGCCAACTTCTCCCTCGACTCCATCCGTGCCGCCGCTGAAGCGAAGTACGGGTCCACTGACATCGAGCTCGGCGACGGCTTCGTCGTCCGACTGCTCAACCCCCTGCGCCTCCCGAAGGAGAAGCGCGCCGAGCTCCTGAAGATCCAGGAGAAGCTGGACGGCGACGACGTCGACCAGGAGCAGGTGCTCTCGGACGCGATCCGCCTGGTCGCCGACAACGAGAAGGCGGCCGAGAAGCTGCTCTCGGAGATCGGCTCCGACCTCGCGGTCCTGGCGCAGATCTTCGCGACGTACAGCGAGGGCACCCAGGTGGGGGAAGCCTCGGCCTCGGAGAGCTGATCGACAAGTACGGCGAAGGGCTCTACCCCGACCTGCTCTTCCACTACGGAGTGGATCTCACTGAGGTGATCGCAGGTCGGGGGCCCGCGCCGGCCCTTGTCCTCGCTCTTGTCCAGAGGCTTCCTGACACGTCCCTCACCATCGCCCTCGCGTCGGGCGGCAGGGACCACTTCGGCTGGGGGCTTGACCGCCACATGCAGGCCGACATCTTCGACGCGATCAACCAGAACACCAGAGCCACCGGCCAGTGGGGCAAGGGCAAGGCGCCCAAGATCCCGCTCTGGCCACGCCCCAAGCCCGAGAAGAAGAACAAGGGCGAGGGCAAGAAGGGTCGCCGCGTCTCCGTGGCGGATCTCTACAACAAGTTCAACGCCAAGCGGAGGTAAGCGATGCCCCAGGGTCAGGTCATCGGACGCGTCAGTGTCCGCGTCCTGCCGGACACCAGTGAGTTCCGACGCAAGGCTGAGAATCAGCTCGCCAAGGACGAGAAGAAGCTCAAGGTCGAAGTCCAGGTCATGCCGAACATGGCCGGGTTCGAGCGTCAGCTCCTCACCGAGATCTCCAAGATCAGCCAGCGCAACCGCCAGTCGGACGCTCGCAAGGTGAAGATCTACACCCGCATCGACACGAGCACGATGAACGGCGAGCTGGCCAAGGCGATCCGCGCGTACTCCAACCGCGCCAAGAGCGGCGACAAGGTCAAGCTCCAGTCCGAGCTCGACGCGGGTGCAGTCGACCTGAAGATCTCGGACGAGTCGCTCCGCAAGATGACGGACGATCTCAACGACTGGCGCGACCACAACTCGCCGCTCAAGATCAAGATCGAGCCGGACATGAGCGCCCTCGGTGGCGCTGCCACCTCCGCTCGCCTCGCGGTCCTGACCCGGCCGCGCACGGTGTCGATCGTCCCCGAGCTGAACAACGCGGCTGTCGCCAAGGTGGCTACCGCGCTCGCTGCCCTGTCCGGCATCCGCGTGCTGAACAACCTCTTCGAGAAGTTCGGCGACATCCTGAAGAACCTCGACAAGAGCGTCCCGATCATCGGTTCGCTTGCGTCCGCCGTGGCCGGCCTGGCTTCGGCTGGCCTTGCCGGTGCGAGCAACCTCTTCGCGCTGTCAGCTTCGCTGGCCCAGATCGGACCAACTGTCGCCCTGCTTCCCGGACTTCTGGGTGGCTTCGCGGTCGGACTCGGCGTCACCATCGCCGCGTTCAAGGACTTCAACAAGGTCATCCCCGAGGTCAAGCAGACCCTCTCGGATCTCCAGAACGTGATCAGCGCGAACTTCTGGGAGAAGGCCAAGGCTCCGATCAAGGAGATGGTCGACTCCCTGCTCCCCGCGTTCCGTAAGGGCGTGGCGGACACGGCCACCGAACTCGGCGGCTTCTTCGGCTCCTTCGCCAAGAACCTCGGCTCCTCCCTCTCCCCCGCGCTGGGGCAGATGTTCACCGACCTGTCGTCGTCCATCACCATCGCGACCGGTGGAACCAAGGCGTTCGCCGACATCATCGCGACGCTGGGCAAGGTCGGTACCTCTTACCTGCCGCAGCTCGCGCAGTGGTTCGTCGACATCTCCAAGCAGTTCGCCGACTTCCTGAAGGCCAAGGGCGAGAACGGGATCAAGGCCGAGATCGACCAGGGCATCCAGGCCCTGAAGGATCTGGGCGGCGTCCTCTACAACGTCTACGGCATCCTGTCTGGTGTCGCCCGTGCGGCGACCGAGGCGGGCGGTACGTCCCTCGGGACGCTGAACGACGCACTGGCCAGCATCCACAAGACGGTCGACTCCAAGGGCTTCCAGTCCGGCCTGACCGACGTCTTCAAGGCTGCGCACGAGGCGATGAACAACATCGCCACGACGTCCGGGCCGGCAGTCAAGAACCTGTTCATCGAGCTCGGCTCCCTGCTTACGACGGTCCTCCCGAAGGCCGGCGAGATCATCGGTACGGCGCTCGACGCGGTGGCTTCGGCCCTCGCTCAGCCCGCTGTCACCGAGGGCATCTCGGCCATGTTCGACGGACTGCTCGGTGCAGTGCAGGCCCTCGCTCCCGCGATGGCTCCGCTCGGCCAGGCGCTCGGCGCGATCATGCAGGTCGTTGCCGCGATGCTCCCGGTCTTCGGTCAGCTCGTCTCGGCTGCGATCATCCCGCTCGCGAGCGCCTTCTCGACGCTCGCTCCGCAGCTCATCCCGATCGTCGAACTCCTCGGCGGCGCGCTGACGCAGGCGTTCCAGGCGCTGGCTCCGATCATCGAGCAGATGGTGCCGATCGTCGGCGACCTGCTCGGTACGGCGTTCCAGTTCCTCGGTACGCTCCTGCCTCCGATCGCTGCGATCTTCGGTCAGATCCTCGCCGCGGTGATGCCTCTGGCGTCCGCCCTGATCGATGCACTCGCCCCGATCCTGCCTGTGCTGTCTGCGGCACTGACCACGATCTTCACGGCCCTCCAGCCGGTGATCGCTGTCGCGCTCCAGATCATCACGGCAGTCATCCAGCCTCTGCTTCCGATGCTGTCCGAGGTCATCCAGTCCGTACTGCCTCCGCTGGCCGACGCGATCTCTCGCGTGGTCGAGGCGCTCCAGCCGTTCCTTCAGGCACTGCTCGCGGTCGTCAACTTCCTGATGCCGATCCTCGTGCCGGTGCTCCAGTTCATCATCGAGATCCTGGCCGGCGCCCTCGTCGCCGCGATCAACGGTGTGGGCCTGGTCCTCGAAGGACTGAAGGAGTTCTTCGTCGGAGTCTTCGACTACATCGTCGGCTTCTTCAAGATCTGGTGGGGTCTGTTCGAGGGCATCTTCACCGGCAACTGGGACACCTTCAAGGACGGCTTCAAGCAGCTCTGGGAAGGCATCAAGGGGATGCTGAAGGGCGTCTGGGACACGATCCTCGGCGCACTGGAAGTGTTCCTGAACGTCGGCATCCTCGGCGCTGCGGGTAAGGGCCTCAAGGCCATCGGCGCCCTGTTCAAGTCCGCCTGGAAGGCGATCGGTGAGGTCTTCACCGGAGCCTTCGCTGCGATCCGCGGCTACATCGGAGTGTTCTTCACGGGCGCTCGCGGTCTGGTCACTGACGGACTCGCGGCCATCGGCCGGTTCTTCTCCTCCGCCTGGTCCTCGATCAAGACGGCGGCGGTCACCGGCCTGGGCAAGCTCGTCTCCGCCGTGGGCGAGTGGATCGGCAAGGCCGTCACCAAGGTCAAGGAGCTGCCCGGCAAGGCGAAGTCCGCACTGGGCTCGCTCGGTTCGACGCTGCTCTCTGCCGGTAAGGAGCTCATCAAGGGCTTCATCTCCGGCATCACGTCGATGTTCAGCTCGGTCAAGTCCAAGCTCGGCAGCCTGACCGACAAGCTGACCGACTGGAAGGGTCCGCTCCCCAAGGACAAGGTCCTTCTCTACAACGCCGGTGTTGTGATCATCAAGGGTCTGATCAAGGGCCTTGAGTCGCAGTTCGACAACGTGAAGAAGAGCCTGACGGATCTGACCGGTCTGATCGGCAAGGCCAAGCTGAGCAAGTCGGTGACGGCCAAGGTCAAGGCCGACCAGGCGCAGCTCAACAAGCTGCTCTCCTCGTACGACTCGCTGAAGAAGAAGGTCGACGACGCCAAGAAGTCCCTCGCGGACCTGAAGGCGGCGAAGGCCGACTACGCGGCGAACATCGCGCAGAAGATCATCGACGACGCCAACGTCACGAACATGGAAGGCGGCTTCACCGGGATCATCGAGCAGCTCACGCAGGCTCGGGATCAGGCGAAGCACTTCGCTGACGTGCTGGCCAAGCTGAAGAAGCTGGGCCTGAACTCGGAGATGTTCGATCAGCTCGCGCAGGCCGGCCCCCAGGCTGGCATGGATGCGGCTGAGGCGATCCTCGGTGCGGGCAAGGCTGGCGTCGACCAGGTCAACAAGCTGGAGAAGGAGATCGCCAGCGCGGCCGGGAAGGTCGGAGCGACCGCAAGCCAGGTGATGTACGACAACGGCATCCACATGGCTGAGGGTCTGGTCAAGGGTCTGGAATCGCAGGCCGACAAGATCGAGAAGCAGATGCTGAAGATCGCTGACTCGATGGTCAAGGCCATCAAGAAGGCGCTCGGCATCCACTCTCCCTCGCGGGTTGCGAAGAAGCTCGGCTCGTACTTCGGGCAGGGCTTCTCTCTCGGTGTGGTCGGCGAGAAGTCCAACATCGCTCAGGCGGTGGAGGACTCCCTGGTCGTGGGTCCGACCTCCAACTCCACGGCGCGCAACATCGCATCCGCGGTGGGCAGCGCCCTGGGCAACGGCTCCTCGAACGGGGGCAGCTCGAAGACTCTCAACTACTACGCGGCGCCCGGCTCCTCGCTCGGCTCCGAGGAGGATCTGTTCGCCGCCGCGAACCGAGCCAGGATGGGATGGTGAAGTAAGTGCCAAAGCTCCTGCTTGTGAGCGGTGCGGACACGATCGACCTCAACGAGATCGACGAGCAGGGGGTGGGGTTCCAGGCCAAGTCCGGTGTGACTGGCCTGGGCCTGCCCCCGGTCTCGGTCCAGTGGCTGGAAGGCGCCGGAGACGGCGCCGTCTTCCGCAGGACCCGCGTACAGACCAGAGACATCGACGTCCCCATCGAGATCCTGGCGCTCGACCGAGCAGACCTTCAGGACAAGCTCTCCCGGCTGGCACTCGTGCTGGCCGGGGGGTGCTCCCTGATCCTCGACGAGGGCAACGGGGTCAAGTGGTCGACCGAGGTTCACCGCGTCGGAGGTGGCGAGTACACCTACGGCGAGGACACAGTCGGCGCGAACGAGTTCCAGACGGTCCTCACCCTGCGGGCCGGCGACCCGTACTTCACCAGCTCTCAGCAGCAGGTGCGTACGATCTCCGGCGCCACAGGGGCGAGCCCGTTCCTCGCCAACCTCGTCACGATGAAGGTTGCCCCTTCGCAGGCGATCGGTTCCATCGACCTCTTCAACTCGGGTGACGCTTCGGCGTACCCGGTCTGGGAGGTCCGTGGTCCGGGTGACCACTTCACTGCGACGTCACCCAACGGCGAGACGCTGAAGTGGAACGGCACTCTCAGTGCCTCACAGAAGCTCATCGTCGACACCCGCAAGGGGACGGTGGTGGACGAGACCGGCGCCAACCGGTACGACCTGTTGGACACTGCCCCACGCTTCTGGACCGTCCAGCCGGGCGAGTCCACCGCGACCGCCTCTCTGTTGAACACCACCAGCGCCTCGCAGATCACCTGCTCCTGGTACCCCCGGAAGTGGATGGTGATCTGAGTGCGCCTGGAAGACATCACCGTTGAGGTGCGCGACAAGAACCTGGTCCGCAGGGGCGTCATCCGCCCCGAGGAACTGGACCTCGAACTCACGGACAACTTCAACAACCTCGGCTCATGGGCGCTGACCCTGGCGTCGGAGCATCCGCTGTGTGACACGCTGCGGACGCCCGGCTCCGGGGTCATCGTGACCGGGCCAGACGACGTCTTGCTGTCCGGGCCGATGGTGAAGTCGGAGTTCTCTTCGACCCCCACCGACCCGGACGGGACGGTCTCCTTCGAGGGCGTGTCTGACACTGTCTGTCTTGCAGATGCGCTGGCCTTTCCACAGCCGTCCAACCCGGACGGCGCCAGTCAGACAGAGGCGCATGACGTCCGCACCGGCAAGGTCGAGACCGTCATGCACGCGTATGTCAACGCCAACATCGGTCCGACAGCTCCGGCCGCTCGTCGCAAGACGGGGCTCATCATGGGCACGGACGGAGCCCGCGGACCGATCATCAACCAGTCCGCCCGCTTCCCGATCCTGGGCAACCTGCTCACCGAGATCGCCCTGCTGGGCCAGCTCGGTTTCCGTGTCGTGCAGCGTGGGGCGAACCTGGTCTTCGAGACCTACGCCATCACCGACCGCACGGCGTTCGTCCGGCTCGACGTCCGCAACGGGACGCTCTCCGGGCAGAAGGTCGGCATCTCCCCGCCCGGCGTCACGCGCGCCATCGTGGCGGGGCAAGGCGACCTCACGGAGCGCCAGTTCCTCCAGGTCGACAACGCCGAGTCCATCGCCGCGGAGGCCGACTGGGGCCGGCGCATCGAGCAGTTCATCGACCAGCGCAACACCGACGACTGGACCGAGCTCCAGCAGGCCGGCGACGAGGCGCTGACCGACGCGGGCTTCACCGCGATCAACGTCCAGGTCGTACCGATGGAGGACAGCCAGGCCCGCTTCGGCAAGGAGTGGGGGCTGGGCGACAGCCTCGTCGTCATCGTCGATGACCAGGAGCTGAAGTCCACCGTCACCGGCTACGTCCTGAAGGCCAACCGCGACGGCTTCCAGCTCGGCGCCCTGCTCGGTGATGCCACCGGCTTCGACGCATCCGCTGCGCTGAACAAGCGCGTGACCAACACCGAGACCCGCCTGTCCAACCTGGAGGCCAACTCCACGGGAGGCGGCTCCTCTCCGTCCGATCAGATCATGCAAATCATGGGGGTGTGGTAAGCGATGGCGAACACGCCGAAGCGCCTGTCCAGAGGGAACACTTCGACGACGCTGACGACCGTCTACACGGTGCCGTCGAGCACGACGACGATCGTGACGAACATCGTGGTGGCCAACTCGGGCACCAGCGCGGCGACGATCCTGATCCAGCTCAACGGGCTGGCGATCATCCCGAACACCTCACTCCCCGGTAACGGCATCTTCACCCTCGACATCTCTCAGGTGATGGACGCGGGCGACACGGTCAAGGTCCAGGGCAACACGACGACCTGCCAGTACTTCATCAGCGGAGTGGAGGTGACGGCCTGATGGGCTTCTCCGTAATCCCGGAGCCCGCCATCTCCGGCTTCACGGGCCCGCAGGGTCCGGCTGGCACGATCCCGTCCGACCCGGTCTTCACTGGCTCGATGGCGGTGAACGACACCTCCGGCGACCCGAACATCGACATCAAGAAGAACGGGTCGATGCGGTGGAAGATCCGCTCGGCAGGTACGGAGTCCGGCTCGAACAACGGCTCCGACCTGTGGGTGGAAGCCTTCGCCGACGACGGCACCACGAAGATCAACGATCCGATCTGGATCTCGCGGACCACGGGCCAGGTCGCCATCGGCATCGCCGACAGCTCGCAGGGTGGCGTGAAGCTCAGCGTCAACGGAGCCATCGGTACGCGAGACATCACGGCCGACCCGCCCACCACCAGCATGGGCGCCCAGCTCTACTCGAAGGCCGGCAAGCTGTGGGTGCAGACCGCGTCCGGAGCCGAGAAGTTCCAGGTCGTCGAGTCGCTGCCGAGCAAGGCCAACGCGACGCTCAGCGCGACGTACATGAGCATCGACAAGTCCGCCGGTAACTACCGCGTCTTCCGCTGGCTGACCGATGGCGCCAGCCGTTGGGAGGCCCAGGTCGATGACGTCGCCGAGGCCGGCTCGGCTGTCGGTTCTGACTTCCGCCTGTCCGCGCGCAACGACGACGGCTCGTTCAACAAGACCGTCATCCACGCCAGGCGGTCGGACGGCACGATCACCTTCGGCACAACGACGCACCACGGCTCCGCCCAGGTCACCTCGGCCGGAGCGGTTGGCCTGCGAGACATCGCCGCCGACCCGGCTACCGCTACGGGCGGCGCCTTCCTCTACTCGAAGAGTGGCGTCGCCTACGTCAAGCAGGGAGACGGCACCGTCTTCCAGCTCGGCGCCGGTGGTGGCGGTGGTGCTGTCTCCTCCGTCAACGGCAAGACTGGCGTGGTCGCCCTGGCCGCGTCGGATGTGAACGCCCTACCGACCGACGCGAACGGCACGACGACCGGCGTCGTCACAGCGAAGGGCTTCGTCGTCAACTCGGCGGACATCAACCAGAACCCGATCGTCACCGACTCCCCTTCGGGGCAGGCTGCCCGGCTTCAGGTGATGCGGGTCAACGGCGTCGACAAGTTCTCGCTCACTGCAACAGGCGCCCTGACGCTCGGCGGTGCGCTGACGTCAGTCGGCACGAGCCAGGTGGACAACCTCCGCATCGGAGCCTCCGCCTCCTTCGGTGGTGCGTCCGGCTCAGTCCTGGCGATGGCCAACGCCACCACGGTCCCGACGACCACTCCGTCCGGCGCTGTGCTGTATGTCGAGGGTGGCGTGCTGAAGGTGAAGCAGGCCGACGGCGCAACCGTCGTCGTCCAGAACCCTCCGGCCGCTCCCGTCACCTCGGTGAACACCAAGACGGGCGCCGTCTCCCTGACGGCTGCCGATGTCAGCGCCATCCCGACGAGCCAGAAGGCTGCCGCCTCGGGCGTCGCCTCGCTGGACTCGACGACTCGCCTGCCGATCGCGCAGATACCTGCGGCGGTAGCGAAGAACGAGTGGACCCCGCAGTCGGTCGGATTCCAGGCGTGGTCCGTCGATCCGGGCACGCTGGCCACCCCAACAACTGGCCGCTCGATCACGATCGGGCGCACCTACCTCGCAGGGTTCAACATCACCGAGCCGACCACGGTCAGCGAGCTCTTCGTGTTCGCCGCGGGTTGGGCCGGCTCGACGGCCGTTCCGGCAGCTCGCTTCTGGGCGGGCATCTACAACGAGAGCGGCAGCCGGGTTGCCACCTCGGGGACCGCGGGCCTGTCGAACGTCGGGCCGGCCGGTCAGGAGTCGGGCGCACCTACCGTGCAGGCGAGCTCGCACGCTGGCGCCGTGCCCTTCCCGCTCACCGGGTCGGTCACCTTGCAGCCCGGCCGGTACTGGGGCGCCTTCCAGATGAGTGCCGGTGTGAGCACCGACTTCTACTACTTCTACGCGCAGAACGAGGCGGCGACCAACACGTCGGTCTTCCACAACCTGTCGACCGCGTTCATCCGGAACGCCTACCTCAACAGCATCACGATGGGGACGACCGGGATGCCGACCACGATCACGAAGGCCAACTTCCAGCTCAACCACGACCAGATGGTCATGGCCATCGCGTAAGGAGTGTGCAAGTGGGAGCGTCCCTCTACCCGCCCCCGGTCGCGGACCCGGTCGTCACGACCGTCGTGACGTCAGGACTGACGCCGGGGGCGGGCGTTACCGTCAACAACTTCCAGGGCCGGAAGATCAACGGAGTCTGTTCCTTCGGCTTCGACCTGGCCGTCACGACCAAGTTCAACGCGGGGGCAACCGCCCCGTACAACCTCGCCGACACCGTCATCGCGACCCTGCCTGACGGATACCGCCCGGCCCGCACCGTGACCGCCCTCTACTCGACGGGCTACGCGGACGGCGAGTGCGACGTCACGACGAACGGCGAGGTCACCATCCGGACCACGAACACATACAGCATCGAAGTAGGCGAGACGATCCGCTGCTCCGGCGCTTTCGTCCTGTAACCCAAGGAGGCCCAGCAAGTGGCGATCACGTCTTACCCCTTCGACAGCACGGCTGTCACCGAGTCCGACTACTCCCGTCTCTTCCGGGAGTTCCAGTCCACTGGCGTGGCCGATGGCGTCGGAGGCAGCGCGTTCTACGCGTACGCGGACGGCACTGGCATGACCGTCAAGGTCAGCTCCGGCTTCGCGATCGTGCGCGGCCACGCCATCTACTCGACGGCGACCGAGGTGCTGACCGTCGCGGCATCCAACACCACCGCCCGAGTTGACCGCGTGGTCCTGAAGCTGGACCCGGCAACCAACTCCATCACCCTGGCAGTCAAGACCGGCACGGCCGGCTCGTCGACTCCGCCCGCCCTGACCCAGACGGACACGGGCATCTACGAGTTCGGCCTGGCCACGGTCGCAGTCGGTGCCAGCGTCACCTCGATCTCTGCCGCCTCCGTGCAGGGCGAGCGCCAGTTCCTCGGGAACACGGTCGGCGGCTGGACCACCAGCACCCGGCCCTCCTCTCCGCGCATCGGCCGGCTCGGCTTCAACCAGTCGACCAACACCTGGGAGTTCTGGAACGGCACGGCCTGGACCTCACTGGTCGCCGCGGTCGACTGGAACACGTTGACCAACAAGCCGGCCTCGTTCACCCCGTCCACGCACAGCCACGCGTACGCCGACATCACTGGCAAGCCGACCACCTTCGCCCCGTCCACGCACTCGCACGACTGGGACGACGTCACCGGCAAGCCCACGACCTTCGCGCCGTCGACTCACTCGCACTCCTGGTCCTCGATCACCTCGAAGCCGTCGACCTTCGCCCCGAGCTCGCACTCCCACTCCAGCTACCTGGAGTCTGGCGACACGATCTCCTGGGCGAACGGCTCGAAGAAGCCGTACTCCAACACCGCGACGGACGGCACCTGGTACGCGGTGTGGGTCGAGGGCTCGGGCACCTTCTGCCGGAACACCTCCGCCCGGAAGTTCAAGGAGAACATCCAGGACTTCGAGATCGACCCGGACACCGTCCTGAAGATGCGGCCGGTCATCTACGACCGCAAGGACCAGGTCGACGAGGAGACCGGCAAGCTCCGTCCCGGCCGCAAGGGCGAGGTCGGCCTGATCGCTGACGAGGCCCACGACCTCGGGTTGAACTGGATCGTCCAGTACATGGACGGGGAGATCGACGCCCTGCGCTACGACCTCCTGGGCGTCGCCCTGCTTCCCGTGGTTCAGCGCCAGGCCAAGCAGATCAGCGATCTGGAAGCGCGCCTGGCCCGCCTGGAGGCCAAGCTGTCGTGACCATCCTGGCCATGGAACCCAGTGTGCAAGTTGCGCTCGTTACGACGGGCGGCACCGTGTGTGCCGCCCTCGTCGGCGTCCTCATCGAGATGATGCGGCGCCAGGCGAACGCGATGAGCGAAGTGCGCGAGAACGTGCAAGTGGCGCGTGACCACGTTGCCAACACGCACAGCACGAACCTGCGAGACGACCTCGACGCCGTGATGTTCCGGATCGACCGCGTCATCGACGGCCAGGAGCGGCACAGCGAAGAGCTGTGTGCCCTGCGTAGCGAGATCAACCACGAACGGCGCGAGCGACTGTCTGTCGCCGAACGCCTCGACGACCACATCGAAGACACCCGCCCCGTGGTGGCTGCCGTGCGGCAGCTCACGGGCTGATGGAAGGAGAACGAACAGCGTGACCGCGCACATCTACCCCGGAGGCAACTCCACCGTCCAGTGGTTCGGCAAGGCGTACTCCGGCGACACCATGCCGCACCCGAACGTCATCGTCATCCACACCACCGAGGGCGGCTCGTTCCCCTCTTACGGAGGGGGCGGCTCGGCGCCGACCTTCACCGTCAAGGGCAAGGAGGTGCACCAGCACTTCTACGCCAACCACTCCGCTCGGGCCCTGGTCAACGCAGCGGGGGGCGTCGACACCAACACCCTCAACGTCATCCAGATCGAGCTCGTCGGCACCTGCGCCAAGGGTGGCCCCGGCCTGTACTGGCCCGGCGCTGACGACGCGGACCTCGCGGGCCTGGTCGACCTGGTCGACTGGCTGACCGACACCTACGACGTACCGCTCGTCTCCACCTCGAAGCCGTGGCTGAGCTACCCGTCGAGCTACGGCTCGAAGAGCGGGCAGCGCATGTCCTTCGCCGAGTGGAACGCGTTCAAGGGGATCTGCGGTCACCAGCACGTCCCGGAGAACGACCACGGCGACCCCGGCAACTTCCCGATCAAGCGGCTCATCGAGCTGGTCAAGGCGAAGAAGGGCAAGCCTGCGGCTCCCGCGCCGGCCCCTGCCAAGCCTGCCCCGAAGCCGGTCTCGAAGATCGTCGCCCTGAACTCGGCCGTCAAGCCCGGTGCCCGGCACGCGCAGGTCAAGGATCTCCAGAAGTTCCTGGTCAAGGCGGGCTACGGCCCGATCCCCGGCGCGTACAGCACCTACTACGGCCCGGAGACCCAGAAGGCGGTCGCCCGGTTCCACAACAAGAACCCCCACCTGCGCACCGCGGGCAAGTCGTACGACCCGGTCATCGGGAAGTCCGGCTTCAAGGAGCTTCAGAAGGAGGCCGGTATCAAGTGAGCAAGCACGCGAAGCTGTCGAGTAAGGGCCTGGCGCGTATCGCCGGGGCCCTGCCCACCAACTACAAGTCCAAGGCCGGGCTGGTCGCAGCCGCTGTCGGCGTGGCCCTGTCCCTGGCCACCTACTTCGGCACCGACTACCCGCAGGTCGCGCTCGTCATACAGGCGCTGACCGCGTTCGGGTTCGTCGAGCAGTCCGACTCGGAATGAGAGAAGCCCCCGCTGGCCTTGTGGCTGGCGGGGGCATTCTTCTTGTCTCAGTTCTGCTTGGCCTTCTCGATCTCTTCCAGGCTGACGATCTTCGGTCGCCGTCGAGGCGCTGTCGCCTTCTTGGCTGGCGCTTGCTTGGCCGGCGCCTGCTTGACGACCTTCGGTGCGGGGGCCGGCTTCGGCTCGGGCTCGGGCTCGCATACGGGCTCGGCCTCCTCGACGACCTCCGCCTCTTCCAGCCACTCCTCGAAGGGCTCGGCGTGCTCCTCGCACAGATCCTTTGTGATACTGCGACCATCGCTCGCTGTGATGGTGTAAGTCTTGGCGGGGAACTTCTTGTCAATGTCGCACGCGGTCACTTGCAGCTTCACGCTCTCTCATCCCTCCCGCTGTGAATGTTGGTGTGACCACCACGATACCTGTGCATTGTTGACTGTGCTGGGTTACTGTGGAAGTGTTACTGACCATGATCACGACGAAGTGAACATGGTGACAACGACGTCAGGAGGCACATGGGTAAGCGGAAGATCCAGGATGAGCAGGAGGTCATCCGTTGGTTCGAGGAAGGTCGGACCTACGACTGGATGATCAAGGAGTACAAACGGAAGTACAACATCGACACGGTTCCGTCGATGTGGGGGAACTTCCGGCGACGCCGGGGTCTCGATCGGCGGATCGTACGGGATGACGAGCTCATCCCCTGGTTCGTGAAGGAGGAGCACCGCTGGGCCTACCCCCTGGCGATGCTCCGGGCAGAGGCTCGGCGCCGTGCAGGCAAGGAGCTGACCGAGCAGGACACGTCCCGGCTGGCCAACTGGCTGGAGATGCTGAAGGAGGAGAACGCGGTCGTGCACTACGACCCGGACACCGAGGAAGGCTTCTTCTACGTGCCGCGGCAGAAGGGCGACGATGACCTCATCCATGCCCCGAAGCAGAAGACGACACCCCGCCCCAATGCCGACCGGTAGGCCGGCAGACGCAAGCAGAGCCCCCCGCATCCGAACTGCGGGGGGCTCTCCTGTACCCAGGGTAGGGGCAGTAGATTGAAACTTCAAAGATTGTGTTCATTCCGTGCAACCATCCGGCCGGTTGCGGAGTCATACATTCCGGATCTCCGTGGTGCGTACAACCATGTGCCCACTTGTGGAGTCTTACCCTCCGGACGTGAAGGTTTTGTTAGAAGAGCTTGCAAAACTTGACTTGACACTGACCCAGTGCTCGTGCAGTATGGGTCACCTCAGCGACACTTGCACAGAAGGAGGGTTACGAGTGGAAAACCACAAGGGGGCGGGCACTTCTACTACACCTGGGGGATGGCGCGGGGAGTTCAGCTCTCCGGACCGGTTGATCACGCTCACGGTTGACGAGGAGGAGTACGACTTCCACATCGACGCAAGGCCGGGACACAAAGCCAGCGCCATGAGGACCGTCCTGGATGCGGCGAAGAGCCGGGGCCTGGAGCCACTGGACGAGGACGAGTGCGAGCCCGAGCTGCTGGAGGACGGCACCGTCCGCATCTACCTTGCCCCCATCGCTGAGTACGCCGTACAGCCCGTCATCATTCAGCAGAGGCCGGCCCGCTCGATCGCCAAGCGCGCGGCCAGCACGTTCGCCCTGGCGGCCTGCGTTGCAGGCGCCCTCATACTTCCGAGCCCGGCACTCCACAGCCGCGAAGAGTACGGAAACGCGGTGAAGGATGTCTTCACCCCTGACGGCACCCCCAACGGCGCCCACAAGGAAGACCCGACCCCGATCACCGGCCCCGTCCACACACCCCCGAACAGAGGAGAACTGAGTGGCCCTGAATCTTCTGGACATACCGCAGCAAGCACGCCCCGTACATCCGAATCACTCCGTCCCAAGGGACGGGTGGAGCAGGCCGCTGATCGTTCCCGAGGGCGGCGGCAAGCCGAAGGGACACACCCGCACCACGACGTTCATCGACTGCATCGAGGACAAGTCGAACTTGATCGACTGGCAAGGGCGGATGGTGTTGCTCGGTTCTTCGCGCAGGCCCGACTTGCTGGAGCAAGCGCGGGACTTGGATCCGGACGACTCCTCCGACAAGCGGAAGCTCAACTCGCTTACTGAGCAGGCCAAGGACGCAGCCGGCGCGAACGACAAGTCGCGCAAGGGCACGTACCTACACGACCTGTCGGAGTATGTGGACCGTGGAGAGCCGCTCCCCAAGACCATCTCGGGAGCGGACCTCGACGACATGGCCGCGTACATGATGGCCACGTCCGTGCTGAAGGTCATCGCGATCGAGCAGTTCGTCGCGGTGCCTGAGCTGTCCGTGGGTGGCACGTTCGACCGGCTGTCGTACTACGACGGGCCCGGCCCGGACGGCAAGCCGATCTCAGGCAACTTCATCACGGACACGAAGACCGGCACGATCGAGTACGGCAAGCTGAAGATGGCGTCGCAGCTCGCGGTGTACTCGCGCGGCAAGCTGTACGACCACAAGCAGTTCCCCGTGGACGTGGACGACGAGAAGGCGTTCAAGGCGTGGAAGAAGCAGGAGTTCTCGGCTGAGCAGGCGGCTGCCGCTTACTCGCCGCTGCCTCCCGTGAACCAGGACTGGGGCATCATCGTGCACTTGCCAGCGGGCACCGGAGTGTGTAACTTGTACTGGGTCGACCTGAACATCGGGTGGGCGCTGGCGAACCTTGCACTCACGATCCGCAAGGCACGCTCGACGAAGGGTGCGATGAAGCCCTTCGTGACGCAGGCCACATGAACTGGAGTTGATTTCAACTCCGAGAGTGTGTAAGTTGAACTACGTCAACGAGGGAAACCCCGGAGACAACGAGGTAAGCGAAGGTTGCACACCGACTGAAGATCGAATACGGTGGACAACGACAGCGAGAGAGAGGGGAACGGAACACAGTGAGTGAACTGAGCGTCACGATCAAGTACGACAAGGGGCACGACGCCACCTGGGCGGTCTTCCGCGGGACGACCATGGAGATCAGGGCGGACATCCTCGACTTCTTCGGGATGGACCCGGCCACGCAGGTCGGCCTGAGCCTGAGCAGCGTCGTGACGAACGCGACCCAGATCGCGCACGGCAAGGGCCTGATCGCTACGGCGCTCGGAGCCACGGTGGTGGAGGAGACCACCGAGCCGGCCAAGCCTCCGACCGACGACCCGTGGGCGGCTGCGTCTGCCACCCAGTCCGCCCCCTGGCCGGGTAGTGCAAGTGTCGCAGAGCCGACGAAGGAAGACCCCAACGCGTACATCCTCGGGGAGATCGAGAAGAAGACCACGGTCCAGGAGCTGAAGAAGCTCTGGGCTGAGAACCAGTCCTTCTTCGCCGACCCCGCCGTCATGGCGGCCTGGAAGGCGAAGGGCAAGGCGCTCAGCGCCGCCTGATCCAACCGCAGCACCAGCAACCCACATCACAACGTAACTGCCCGCGTGGGCAACGAACGAAGGAGATCAACACAGTGGCTCTCAACCTCATCGACATCCCGGTCCAGGGCGGCGGATGGTTCAAGCCGAAGGACAACATCACCGCGCCGGCCATCCTGATCGAGGTCCACTCGTTCGACCGTCAGCGCCCCACCCCGAACGGCCCGAAGGACTCCGTCCTCGCGGACGTGACCGTCTTCCAGGACGGCTCGGCCCTCCAGGCCGGCACCCCGCAGGTGACCAAGGGCCAGAGGATCGAGCAGACCATCCTCGCCCGTGACCTGGAGACCATCGTCGGTGGCGCCACGATCGTGCGCCTGGAGCAGGTTCCCCCGAAGAAGCCCGGCGCGCACCCGGCGTGGGTGTGGCGTCCGGTGACCGACGCGGGTGTCCGCAACGCGGTCGTCGCGTACGCCGAGAAGCGGGAGAAGGCGGCCGAGGAGGCTGTCGCTGACGCTCCCGACTTCGACTGACCTGACTGTGTAAGTGTCGCTGCGAGAAGGAGGGAGGCACATGCGCGGGCGCCAGCCCGCAGGAGGGAGGGTCGAGTGAGACCAAGCTGGGACGAGTGGGCCCTGGCCATGGCTGACGTCGTGGCTACGAGAGCCGACTGCACACGCTCCAAGGTCGGAGCCGTGATCCTGAGCCGGACGCATCGTGTCCTTGCCGTTGGGTACAACGGAGCCATCGCCGGTATCCCCGGCTGCGAGAGTGCGGGCAACTGCCCGCGAGGACTGATGTCCTACGGCGAGATCGCGGCGGACAGCGACTACGCGAACTGCATCGCGACGCATGCCGAACGCAACGCCATCGAGCACGCCGATCCGTACGAGCTGGCAGGCGCCACGCTGTACGTGACCCGGAAGCCGTGCCCGGCCTGTCAGACGCTGATCGAGGCGTCCGGCATCAAGAAGACCATCTACCGAGAGGAGTCCACTCAGTGCTCACCCCAGGCAGGTCCCTTGCGCTCCATGCTGCAAGCGGCCGTGAACTCCCGCGCGTAGAGGCGTTCGACGACCTGTACGCCATGGGCGTTCGACCCCGGCACGGCGAGGTCATCATGGTGGCCGGTCGATCCGGTACGCAGAAGTCGGGCTTCGCCCTCTTCTGGGTTGCACAGATGAACCTGCCGACGCTGTACTTCTCCGCTGACATGAGCGCCTTTACCGCCTCGTCCCGGCTCGCCTCCATGGCTACGCGGGACACGACCGAGATGGTCGAGGCCGGCATGGCTGAGGGCGGCAAGTACAGGCAGGCGTACATCGACGCGCTGGCCGACTCGAACATCACCTTCTCCTTCGGCTCCCCCATCTCCTGGCGCTCGGTCGACGAGGAGCTGGAGGCGTACGTCGAGCTGTGGGACCGGTACCCGGAAGTCCTGGTCTTCGACAACCTCATGGACTTCGAGGGCGCCGAGTCGGACTACACCGAGCAGATGGCCGTGATGCAGGGCTGCACCGAGATCGCCCGCCACACGGGCGCAACGGTCATCATCCTTCACCACGCGAGCGACAAGAACTGGGAAGCCAAGACGAACCCTTGGGCTCCCCCGTCCCGCGACCAGGTCAAGGGCGGCCTGTCCGAGAAGCCCGAGCTCTCGCTCTCCGTGGCTCTGGACCCGACCTCGCTGGCCTACAACGTGGCGTGCATCAAGCAGCGCATGGGCCCGTGTGACCCCACCGCGGGCCGCTACGCGACGATGATCTGCCAGCCGGAGTACACGCGCTTCGCGAAGGCGGAGAAGCGGGCCATCGTCCAGGCGGCGCAGGCCAAGCCTGGCGAGGAGTGGTCGCCGACCAAGGTTGCGTTGAGCCTTGGTTCGTAGTGTGATACTGTCGCAAACATCAGCCGGGCATCCGCCCGGCATTACTGGGAGGTGGTGTGCAAGTTGAGCAACAGCATCGCGGCGAGGAACAAGCGCAACAAGCGAGTCGGCGCACAGTGGGAGACCGACCTGCGTGAAGGTCTGCGGAGCGAGGGGTTCGACGTCGAGTCCCTTCGCCTGGCCGGCGCCGAGGACGAGGGCGACATGGTCGTCCGCGAGGGCGACGGCAAGTACCTGGTGATCGAGGCGAAGAACGCCAAGTTCGAGCCGGGCGTCTTCCTCGGCGAGGCGATCGTCGAGCGCGAGAACTTCGCCAAGCACCGCGGCCTGGACCTGGAGGACGTCGAGTCGATCGTCGTCGTCAAGCGGCGCGGCAAGAACTGGCGCAAGGCGTTCGTGCTCACGACCGTCGAGGACTACCTCGGGCTGGACCCGCAGTGATCGGGTTCATGGGCTGGGACATGACGCAGGCCGAGCTCGATGCGCTGCACGACGAGACGGAAGCGTTCTTCGCCTACATCGAAGACCCCGACTCCGACCTGGCCCTGATCCTCGCCGTCGAGGAGGCCCTGGAGGTGACGCACCCATGAGGTTCCACCGCATCGACGCCGACCAGGGCGGCGGTTCGGACAGCAAGCCCCTGCTCGACTCGGTCATGCACCACTTCGACGTGGACTTCAACGACCAGCGGAACTCGGGCATGGCCAAGTGTCCACTGCACGACGACAACACACCGTCGTTCAGCTACCGGCTCGACGAGGGCCTGTGGAACTGCCACTCCTGCTCGAACGGCGGAGACAGCTTCACCCTCATCGAGAAGTACCACGACATGCAGCTCAACAAGGCGATCGACTTCAAGCAGGCCAAGGCGTACGCCAAGGAGCACGGCCTCGAAGAGGGCGCGGTCGCCAAGCAGGACAGCTACACCAGCCGTTACGGAGGCGGCCACCGGGCAGCGAAGAAGCCCGGACAGAAGCCAGGCGGCGGCTACGTGCCGGCCTGGAAGAGGAAGTAGAAGGAGGAGAACAGCTTGGCCGAGCACGAACCGCTCACACCGCTCTCGACGTCCCAGAAGGAGATGCTGGAGGAGGCCGTAGCCACCTACCAGGCGCACCTCACGGCCGAGACGGCGTCCTACCTGATGGCCCGAGGGATCGGGCGGGACGAGGCGCTGGCCTTCCGGCTCGGCATCGTCGCTGACCCGGCACCCGGACACGAGAAGTACCGAGGGATGCTCGCGATCCCCTACCTCGGTCGAGACGGCCAGCCGCTCACCGTGCGGTTCCGCTGCCTGAGCGAGCACAACCACCGCGACTACTTCCACGGCAAGTACAACACCATCAAGGACGACATCCCCCGCATGTTCCATGTCGGGGCCGTCCACCGTGCAGGCGAAGAGATCCACGTCACCGAGGGCGAGCTCGACGCCATCATCCTGAACAAGCTCGGACTCCACGCGGTCGCCATCCCCGGCGCCAACATGTGGTTCGGCAGGCACCGAAGGATGCTCGCTGGCTTCAACCGCGTGTGGACGTGGGCCGATCCGGACGACGCGGGAGCCGAGCTCACCGGCAAGATCACACGCCAGCTCCGCTCCGCCAAGGCGGTACGGCTGCGGGCTGACGTGACCGACACCTACATGGCACACGGGGCCGAGCACCTGCTCTCCCTGGTCCAGAAGAAGGAGGACTGACAGTGGCAGAGACCGAGACGGTCGACACCGAGCAGGCACCGAAGAAGGGTGGCCGGAAGCCGGACCCGATGGCGCGGGCCATCACCGACATGAAGCAGGCCGCGAAGCACCTCGGCGAGTACGACGTGAAGCCGGCCCCCAAGGACCGCATCGAGGCGCACGACCGGCGCTCGGCCGCGTGGGGCAAGGAGTACGGCGAGAAGGGCACGTTCGACGCCCTGCTCCTGTCGCTCGCCTTCGAGGCCCTGGGCAGCTACGAGCACGAGCAGCGGTACGCGCTGCTTCAGCTCTCTGCCGTCGCCCTCAACCAGGCCGTCGCCCTGGACGGTAGGCAGTGAGCGCCGAAGAGGAGTGGGAGGCCACCGACGTCGAGCCGATCGTCGATCACTTCTCCGCCGCGAAGCGGGCCGCCTCCATCGTGGGCGATCTGCGCGCATCCCTCCGCAAAGAGGGCTTCACCAAGGAAGAGACGTTCGAGCTGGTCCAGATGTACTGGGCCTCGGAGTTGGGGGTGTTCGACTGAGTGGCTGTCGCACTGAAGCATGGACGACTTGCCTACGTTGTACCGCGCGGGAGTCACGAAGTGGTGCTGGCCAAGTTCTGCCGGTACGACTCCGACTCCCCTGGATACTTCGCCTACTTCGGAACCGAGCACACGGACTGGCCGGAAGACGTCGAGATCGTCGAGCTCGCGATCACCAGGTCGGTGTGAAGTGACCTACCCCGAACTGCCCGGCACGCCGGGCCCGACGCTGATCGACATCTGGTCGGCTCTGACCCTGGAGGAACGAGACGCCCTCGTACCCCACCTGATCGGCCAGACCTCGGCCGACTGGCTCGCATCCATCCTGCGCATCCACGGGCACGACGTGTCCGCCACCACCATCCGCACATACCGCCGAGCACTTCGGCAGGAAGGAGGCTCCAGTGAGCGAGCTGCTTGACGGACTCCTCGCCAAGCCGATCGGCCCCACGGTCGCGGCCAGGACCACGGACCCCGAGAAGGACTTCACCCGGCAGATCGAGGTCAAGGGCGACGCCGCGGACGTGACTGTCCGGGCCGAGACCTTCGAGCAGACCGAGTCCGCCGCGACCGACGTGCTCCGCAACCAGGGCCTGGACCCTGCGGAGTGGACGGTCACCGGCTTCCGCTCCTCGGAGTGGACGATGGCCAACGGGGACACGGGCGTGAGCACCCGCTTCTCCTTCGCTCGCACCAAGTGTGCAACTGTGACAGATTCGGAGCTGGGCCTCGACGAGCTGCTGGCAGCCATCGACTCCAGCCCGATCCTCGAACGCGACGAGCAGGCCGGCGAGCACACCTTCCTGGTCATCCTCGGCGACATGCAGTTCGGCAAGATCGACGGCGACGGAGTCGAGGGAACGCTCCGCCGCACGGTCGAGTGCCTGAACGAGGCGGCCCGCCTCCTCGACGAGTACCGCCTCCGGTTCTCCATCGCCCACGTCCACATCGCGTGGGCTGGCGACCACATCGAAGGCTTCGTCTCGCAGGGCGGCGCCAACGTGTGGCGGACCCCGCTCACCCTGAACGAGCAGATCCGCCTCACTCGCCGGGTGATGCTCCACGCGCTCCTGCTCTTCGCCCCGAAGTGCAGCCGCCTCACGATGGTCGCCGTCCCCGGCAACCACGGCGAGGCCGTCCGGTTCTCCGGCAAGGGCGTGACCCGCTACGACGACAGCCATGACACCGAGTCCCTGATCGCCGTCAAGGACGCAGCGGACCTCAACCCCGACCGGTTCGGCCACGTCGAGTTCTTCGTCCCCGACACGGACGAGCTGAGCGTCGTCGTCGAGTGCTCGGGCACCGTCGTCGCCCACGTCCACGGCCACCAATTCCGGCCAGGCAAGCAGTGGGACTGGTGGAAGGGCCAGGCGTTCAACAAGGACTCCGCCATGCACCAGGCGGACGTCCTCCTCGCCGGCCACCTGCACCACGAACTGATCGAAGCAGACGGCCCGCGGACCTTCATCCAGGCGCCGTCGATGGAGTCCGAGTCGACGTGGTTCCGGCACAGCAGAGGCTCGGGAGGAGCCCCCGGACTGATCGTCGCAGTAACCAAGGACGGGCGTGTGCCCGTGAAGGAGGTTGTAAGCAAGTGAGCATCCAGATCACCGACCTGGAGGTGACTGAGTACGAGACGGCCGAGCAGGCGACAGTCGACTGGTCCGTCATCGAGATCCCTGACGTAGCAGGAGCCGCACGTAGCGCGGCGTACAGCTTCGCCCGTGACTACGAGGGCGTGGTCGAGCGCGAGGACATGGAGCAGGAGCTCCTGGTCGCGTTCGCGGAGAGGCCCCGCATGGTTCGCGAGGTCATCGCCGAGGCGGACAACCCGGCAGGCGTGCTGAATTACCGGGGGTACCGCATCCTGCGGACGAAGTTCAGGACGCACGCATCGCACGCTCGCAAGCAGGTGTCGTACGAGGCGAACGCCGAAGCCTTCGGCGAGGCCGAGTGAGCAGCTACAACCGAGCCCTCGTCGAGCACATCCTGCCAGCCGTCTGGGACGGCGACGCGGCGTACGGCATGAAGGCCGAGCAGGTCCCCGACGCGGACATGCCGCGCGGACACAAGGACCCCAAGAAGGGCAGCCCGCTCTTCGTGCACATCGCGGACATCAAGCACGCGTGGAAGCACACCGACCTGTCCCTCGCCGAGCGGCAGGCGGTGTTCCTCCGCTTCGCGTTCGACGAGCACGACGACGTGATCGCAGCCTTCCAGGAGGTGAGCGGCCGTGCCGTTCGCTACCGGGTCGAGCGAGGCGTCGGCAAGCTGACAGCCCACCTGAACGGCGACAAGTACATCGACGGATACGACCAGTTGGAGGATGAGCAGAGTGAGTGAGACCGCACCGGAGCAGCCGGTCGAGGGTGTCGAGCCCCCGGCAGGGATGACCGAGTTCCACAAGGAGTTCTGGGACGACGCCACCCTGACCTACTACTGGCGCAACGGGCCCGTCTTCTCCCGCCCTTACAGCGAGGAGGAGCTGGCCAGTCGGGACAAGCGCATGGCGCTCGACGGGCTGCGAGTCCAGGCCGAGGCGGCGATTCCCTACCTCGACGAGCGGATCGACCTGAGCCTGGCGTACTTCGCCAACCCGGCGCCGACCGCGGAGGAGACGGCGGCACAGATCATGGTGCTGTCCGACCTCGCCGCGTACAGCGCGGGCACGCTGAAGCGCCTGATCGTGGTGCTGGGCGAGCTGACTGGTCGGCCGCTGTAACGGCGCGAGTGTGCAAGTGACGCAGGGGGTGGCCGATCCGGGCCGCCCCCTTCAGGCAGTGAGAGACATCAGACTTCAAGGAGGACTTACCCAGTGACTGACACCTTCGACGTTCCCTTCGGCCCGACCGGCGAGCTCGTCTACAACCGCACGTACTCCCGGACCCTGGCTGACGGGTCGAAGGAGACCTGGCCCGACACCGTCCGCCGCGTAGCGCGCGGCAACCTCGCCCTCGTCCACGGCACCGACGAGACGGCCTGGAGTGACGACGTGCGGGCCGAACGCGACGAGCTGGTCTCCTACATGGACCAGTTCGCCATCATCCCCGCAGGGCGCCATCTGTGGGCGACGGGCGTGAAGGGCCGCCAGTACCTGTTCAACTGCCACGTCGCCCCGTGGGGAGACGAGCTGAGCCGGCACTTCGAGTTCACCTTCATGCGCCTGATGGAAGGCGGCGGGGTCGGCGGCAACTACAGCTCCAAGTACCTCCAGCCGTTCGGCGCCCCGCGCCGCGAGCTCGACGTCCACGTGGTGTGCGACCCGATGCACCAGGACTACGAGGAGATGAAGGCCGCGGGCCTGCTCTCGACGGAGTACGACTCCGACTGGGCCGGAGCCTTCGAGGTCGAGGACTCCCGCGAGGGATGGGCTGACGCCCTCGTCGACCTGATCGACACGTTCATGAGCGACGGCGAAGTGAAGCACAAGGCCCGCGTCTACGACGTGAGCCGAGTGCGCTGCAAGGGCTCGCGCCTGAAGACGTTCGGCGGCACGGCCAGCGGCCCCGGCCCGTTCGCTCGGATGCTCCAGGAGGTAGGCCGCATCCTGTCCGCCTCCAAGGGTGAGCACGTCACCCCCACCGAGGCGATGGAGATCGACCACGCCATCGCGGAGTGCGTCGTCTCGGGCGGCGTCCGGCGCTCGGCCCGCATGTCGATCGTGCGCTGGGACGACCCGTTCATCCACGACTTCCTCAACTGCAAGGCGGACGGCAGTAAGCACTGGACCACGAACATCTCCGTCGAGATCGACGACCGGTTCGTCCAGGCGCTGAACGAGGTGACGGACGGCCGGCACTCGGAGGCCGTCGAGATCCACGGGCTGGCGGTCGGCGCGATGCTCCGCAACGGTGAGCCCGGCTACTGGAACTCCTCGCACTCCAACGAGGGGGAGGTCAACGAGGTCATCGCGACCAACCCATGCGGAGAGATCGCACTCCCCCCGACCGGTGCGTGCGTGCTCGGCCACGTCAACCTCGACCACTTCGCCCCCAAGGTGAAGGGCGGACCGATCGACCAGGCCGGGCTGACGCGGGCGCACGAGCTGATGACGCGCTTCCTGATCCGGGCCACGTACGGCGACATGACGGACGAGGAGCAGCGCGGCATCATGCACTCGGAGCGACGCATCGGCGTCGGCCACCTCGGGGTGCAGGGCTTCCTCGCCAAGAACGGCATCAGGTACAGCGACGCGCCGCACTCGTACTGGTTCCGCAACCTGCTCAACGACTGGTACGACACGGTCCGCGAGCAGGCCCGCGAGTACGCCTTCGACCGCCGCATCCCCGAGCCCGTGAAGGTGACGACCGTGGCACCGACCGGTTCGATCGCGAAGATGCCCGGCGTCACGGAGGGCGTGCACACCATCTACGCCCGCTACTTCAACCGTCGCGTCCGCTTCTCGATGACCGACCCGGCCCAGGTCGCGATGGTCCAGGAGGCGGTGAACGCCGGTCACCTGGTCGAGAAGTGCATCTACGACCAGTCCGGCAACACGATGGTCGTGGCCTACCCCACCAAGGAGAAGCTGGTCGCCGAGGTCGAGGCCATGGGCTACGACTCGGAGATCGTGGAGTCGGCTGACGAGGTCAGCCTGTACGACATGCTCAACTTCCAGGCGATGTACCAGACGGAGTACGCGGACAACGCGGTTTCCTTCACCGTGAACTTCCCGGAGGGGAAGTACTCCACCGAGGAGGCGGCCGACATCATCAAGGCGTTCCTGCCGGAGCTGAAGGGCACGACCCTGATGCCAGACGGCACGCGAGCTCAGGCTCCGTACGAGCGGATCACCGAGGAAGAGTTCAACACCTACGCCGTGACCTCGATCGAGGACAGCACGGACGAGGACTGCGCGACCGGCGCCTGCCCGGTCCGCTGATGGCATGACGAAGACCCCCTGGCCTCACGGCTGGGGGGTCTTTTGTCGTTTGAGGCCCTGCCCAAGCGGCACGGGGGAGCAACGCTCGGACAGGGCCCGTCTCAGGGGTTGTGCATGAACGTCCGCCACGGTCGCGTGATGATCTCGCGGAAGGTCAGGTGTAGCGGATTACGCCCGGAGTGTTCCAGCGCCCACGACTGGGGCCCCTCCCACTCCCCGCTGTCGTCGGACTTCTCCAGGCACACGGCGCACTGCATGGCGTGCGTCAGTGGCTCCGAGTCGGGTTCGCGGTCAGGCGTGAGTGTCCACGTCTCGTGGCTGACGATCGTGTCCGGACCGCTCACAGGATCTCCCCTCGACTCCGGGCGTTGGCCTTCGCGACCTGCTCTCTCAGCTTGGAGCGCGGCGCTTCTAACCCGCTGTGCGGGGCGAGGTCAGCCCCCTCCGCAGTCGTGCCACACGGGTCGCCTGGGTCATGGAAGACGAGCAGCCTGCCCTCGTGGCCGAACTGATCGATCGCCTCGGACAGTGCCTCTCTCGCGGTGTTCGCCATGCCAGCCCCTCATGTCGTCCGTCTCACGACAGCTTCTTGCGAGGGCGGGGTAGATCACAGGGACGGAACGTCCCCCTTTTGGCGCCTTACGCAGCCACTCCAAGGAACTCAGCGAGCTTCCGCAGCCCCGGAGGACGCGCTGGCCCAGCCCACAGATCGCTCACGATCGCGACGGCAAGGGTGTGGTGGGACATCCAGCCAGGAGCGACCTCGCGGAGCTTTGTGAGGGCCTTCACGGCCCCCTCGGCGTCGCCCAGGTCGGTGTGCGCCCGCGCCAGATCCAAGAGCAGCCACGTACGCCACGACGGGGGCGTGTCGGCACTCAGCCGCATCCCCTTGGCGAGATGCAGGGCCTCCTCGGGCCGCGCATGCTGCACGGCGAGGCGTACCCGCTCGATCCTGACCGAGGAGCGGCTGAAGACAGACACCAGCTTGCCGTCGACAGGCGGGGGCAGCTTGGAGAGCCGCTTGGTGGCGTCCTCCGCGGTCGTCATCATGTCGCTGGCCGTGTCGTAGTCCCCCGAGCGTGCCGCGCTGGTCGCAGCCGACATGACCAGGCCACCCCACACCCGCACCTTCTCCGCGGTGTCCTCCTGCTCCCGCTCCACCTTGTCGGCGGCGTAGACAGCCAGGTGCGTGGCGTCGTCGAGCCGGTTCTGTCGCTGGTAGTTCCAGGCCACCGAGTTGCTGACCATGGATGCGAGGAGGGGGTCCGAGGACTGGTCGGCCGCGTTCATCGCGCGCTCCAGCGCAGACAGGGCGAGGTCGACCTTGCCCAGGCGGATCGCGAGGTGGCCGGCGAGCTGGAGCGCCTTGCCGAGGGCCGCCTGTCCGGCTGCCCGGTCGTCCACCTTGCCCACCGAGGCGAGGAAGCGGGCGTCGGTGATGATGCCGGGCAGCAGTGCCATCAGGCGGCCGAAGTGGGCATCGTGGTACAGCGTCCAGGCGTCCGAGATCTCCCGGCGCAGGAGGGGTGCGGTCAGGCGCTCGGTGTCGCTCGGTTCGGCGGGCGGCATGAACAGTGGAGGGCTCACGGCGCGGCGCAGGGCGACGAGCTCGGGCGGGTCGACCTCTCCGGTGGAGGGGACGCCGGGCGGGTCGCCGAGGAGGGCGGTCAGCTCGACGCCGAGGCCCTTGGCGAGGGAGTGAAGGGTGGGGAGCCGGGCGGAGTGCTTCCGCTTCTGCTCCAGCTTCTTGATCAGGTCCACGGACAGACTGGAACGTTCCGCCAGGCCCTCTTGGGTCAGGGTCGCCATTCGTCGGAGCCGTGCGAGGCGGTCCCCCAGGTGCTCTGCCATGGTTCGAGAGTACGGCCTGCGGTAGTAGTGGGGAACGAAGAAAGCCCCCCGCCACAAGGCAGGGGGCCTTTCGTTGCTGAGGTCAGGACGCCTTCGCGCTGCCGATCTCGAACTCGAAACCTGAAGCGGTTCCGCGGATCCCCTTGGTGGAAGGAGTTCGCTCGCCTACTTCAGTTTTCACTACATCCTCCGGGGAATCAGCGATGACACCGTAAATCT